CTGCTGGTGTAAATTCTACATCTATATCACGACCATTCATTAAGTCTGTAATATCGCCATAATCTGGATCAGAAATAATAGATAATAATTCTGCATAAATGGTTTTACCAAACCCCCAGAATTTTGGTCCTTCTGATTCTTTACCTCTAACAATAACCGGGACATATGTCCTCATTTTCGGCTCGATTTTTCTTCCCATTAGCCATTCGTCTTTATCTCCAGTTTTCTTAAGTTTTTCTGCAAACTCTACTACTGGATCTGCGTTACCAAAAGTGATAGGCGAAAGCATACTACGCTTTGCTATATCATAATGGAAATACATTTCTAAAAATGGGTTTTCTTTGCGATGCACGTAAGGTACAATTCGAACTCTTTGCTTGCCTGGTTCAGGTTTCCAAAGATTGTTTCTCTTTTCGTCGGTTTTGTTTAATTGGTTAAGTTTTGCCTTGATGGCGTTTAAATCTAAACTCATAGTTTATTCCTTTAATTGTTTATTTATTTATTTATTAATTATATTATAGATATTTAAATCTTTAATTCAAAGTTTATTAGTTAATTTTTTTATATAAATATAGTTTAAAATGATATTCTTGTAAAATATTTTAATGCAACAATTTTATATCCTGGGTTGGCAGTTAATATAAAAGAATTTTCATATTTGGGCCAATATAATTGAAAACTTTTGTCTAACACCCCATTATTTTGTTCTATGATTATTTCATTTAGAGCATTAACGGTATATAGAGTATTTGTTTCTTTTTTTCTATGTATCGATATTGTATTTTTACCTCTGAAGCCGGTATCTTCTGCATTATATGTGCAATATAATTCATGTTGTTTATTTGCATTTTCAAATACAAATATCCGGTTTTCTGGTATAGTAAAGTTTTGTTTGATATATTCTATTACGATATCAAGATTATTTCGATGTGCAAATGTGCACAATAGTTGTGTTTTCAAATCTACTACCTTTGTTCTATAATCTTTATACCGCCTTGACTGATGCCGGCGAATTTAAAATCAGATAATACTTTAATCCCGTCTGGTCTAAATAATATAAATGGAATTTCGTCGCCTATTATATCATTTACGGAGTTTTGTAAATCTACTGTTAATTGTTGTGGGTTTCGTATATATTCTAATCTACGTAATCTAGTAATTATTTGATCTATACCAGCAGTACCTATTACTTTAACATTTAATGTTTCTATATCTTCATAAACATCAGTGGATGGTACGTCGACTGCTAAACTAACTGGTTTTTGATTAGGGCCACGTAAAATCATCATATCATATGATTCTTTGGTTGATGTAGCTATAGAAGCTAATGAATCATATGCTTTTATAAATGCTGGTAAATCTTTACTTTTATTAAATTCGCCAGTTGGTATAAAATCAAATCTAGTTCGTCCATCACTACTAGGCTTATTTAAATAATTAATAAAATCTTTTACGCCTTTATTATCAGGTTGATTTATCCAATCTATTCCATTATCTGTTTCTAACAATTGTTTCATTAATTCTAATGTAGGAAGTATTTGTGTTCTCCACCAATTTTGTTTTGTAATTACTCCTTTTACTCCTAAACGAATTGCAGATGATTTTGATGTTCTATAATCCTTTACTTCAAATTTTGTTTTGCCGGCATATGGACCTTCTTTTTCTGACGCACTAGGCGGAACTGTTAAATCATAACTCTCTCCTCCTCCACTTACTTTAGCGCCCCGAATTAATGCTGATAAATAAATTTCTCCTCTTCCTAACCCTTTTGGCTCCAATTGTACTAATTTTGCTGCTACTCCTTCATCAAACTTTAAATTATCTAATGCATCTATAGACGTTTCTGTATATAACAATTTAGAAAATTCTATCATTTCTGATTCAGTTATATTATCAAAAAATCGTTGTAATGCTTCTATTGACGCGCCTTTTGGTAATAATTCTAAAAATTGATTAAAATCATTTTGTTTTCCGGCGGCGTTTATAATTTCAATAAATTCCGGATGTAAATTAAAATCTCCTTGATGTATTCTAGCTGGAGCTTGTTCTGAATTTGGGTCTAACTCATTATCTGGTTTAGCTTCTGTTATTCCTTTTGATTGATTAACAATAGTATTAATAACTGGTCGTTCAAAATCAGTCAGTTCTGTTAATACATCTCGCAACACTTCATAATCTGAATCTGTTTTGGGATATCCTGAATCTAAACGATACGTCCATTCAGTTAAAATTTTATGCATATCTGTCATAACAATATAGTTTTCATTTTACTATAAATATTTCCTACTTTACATTTAACCGGGAAATTTCCAGATTCTAACGAATTTTTAATATCAGGAAGCACGTATTTAGCTTCTGATATAGGAACATCAAATAAAATAGAGTCATATGTATATAATATCATACACGTTTTACGACCGATTAATATGTCTTGAACTTTATCTAATTTTTGCACAGATACTTCTGTTTCTACTGCCTGTAAATAATAATTAAATAATTTATTTGCAGTCATATTTTTTAAAAAGTCTGAACTAAGACGTCTTTTTAATATTGGGGTTTCTATATACTTTTGCCGCTTCCATTTATCCCACAATTCATATATCATCGAATTTACTTGTTTAAAAAATGGAATTGATAAAAATTCTTTGTCTATATTACCATATAATAGTCTAAATGTTATTTGTTTGCTTTTTTCATATTGTTCTTTAGTTAATGTTTCTACACCAAAATAAAATTTACCAAAATATTCATGTATAGATCCATGTGGTAATTTATATCCTATTAATCTTGCAATAAGCCGTACATGATATGCATCAAAATCCATTTCAACTAAAGCACCATCTTTAAATCTGCTACAAAATGCATCTCTAGTGCCATCTGTTTTGTTCATTGCTGCAAAATTAAAGCCTCTGAAAGCATTTGACGGTCTTCCTGTTGCTGTATGATAATGATATTGAGAATAAACATAATCATTATTTATTAATTCAGGCAATTTAAACGAATTTGTTACTTTTAATCCATTTTGTTCTATATCAGCAAATACTTTAGGATATATGCTATTGAATTGTTTATATGAATCTGATAATTTTGAGTTTATTATCATTGGCCATGCATATTTTCTTATCTTTTGACACATAGACAAATGTTGTTGCATTGGAACTATACCATTTACTTGTGGTAAATTAGAATGTCTGCGCCAATAAAATTCATGAGCTGGTGTGGGATAATGTGATTCTTCATATGACTCTCCATAGGTGTACCACCACAATGTTTTTACATCCCATACAGCATCATTTCCACCTATTTGTAGCCATTTCTTTTTGTCATGAACAAAGATGTCTTTTAGTTGTAAAAAGTCGTGTATATACTTGCGAAAGCCCCTTACTTGCTCTGTATGATGTATTGGAATTATAACTTCTATATCATTTTCTGAATATATGTATATTGCGGATAAATTTGATGTAGATACATGGTGTTGAGAATTACAGAATATAGGTACTAATAAAGTTTTTTTATTTTGTATATCTTGCAATATTGCAGTAACTTCTTCGTTATGATCCAGTATCATATATTAATAATAAGAAAAAAAAGTTAAATAGCCGAATCATTTATATCAGGCGGAACTATAATTAAACGTTCTAATAGAATATTATTATTTATAGTTTGGTCATCAGCTGATTCTTTTAATGCGTTATTTTTAATAGGAATTTTTATTTTAGGTTTTAATTTTTTATATTCTATTGAATTCGCTTCGAGTTTAATAAAGGATTCTAATTTTTTTGATTTTCCTGTAATATATATTTTGCCAGTATATGCTTGACCATTTGATTGTATATTGTAAAATCCTTTATATTCTATATTTTTTAACATAAATTGCTTGCCAAAACTATATAAGTTTTTATAATTTTTACTTGTCGTTGTATATAAATCGTTTAACATAATTTTATTATTATTTTATTTAGCTAATTTTTGGTCGCATTTGTGCTTGTATTTGAGTAGTCCATTCGCCATCAGTTGACACACTGTGTTGTATACCTTTGATAAAAAATACTGTATTTTTTCTA